ATGGGAGAGCTCAAAAAATGGCGTGATCAAAAGTGGGTTCGCATAGGAACCGATGGTAAGATTAAGGGCGCATGTGGTACAAGTAAAGATAAAAAAAATCCTGATCGCTGCTTGCCACTTGCTAAAGCTCGGCGACTAAGTAAAAAAGCATTAGCAGCGACTGCAAAAAAGAAAAAAGCTTCTGGCGGCAGAAAACAATTTATTAGAAACACACGAGCAGTAAGAAATGCCTGATAAACCTACTATATCACAAGACTCTAATGTTAGTTTAGATATTAAGGCTCTAATAGGAATGGTTATAGGAATAGTCTCTATAGCTGGCGTTTGGTTTTCTCTTACAGCTGAAATTGCACAACTTCAATTAGATGTAGTGCGAATGGAAGATACTGTTGGGCTTAATGAAGAGTTTAGAATTAAATGGCCTAGAGGAGAGATGGGAGCACTTCCTGATGATGCGAAACAAGATCTTAAAATATTGTATCTTCAATCTGAAGTTGAAGAGCTTAGAAAAATAGTTAAAGAATTAGAAATAGCTAACGCAAAAAAATAATGGCTACAAAGTCTAAAATGAAATGTAATGTCGTTACCAAAAGCGACAGAGCCGGAAAGAAAAAAATGGTGAAAGCCTGCGAAGGGGGAAAAGAAAAATTAATTCACTTTGGAGCTAAGGGTTATGGGCATAATTATTCTTCTGCTGCCCGTAAATCATTTCGAGCTAGACATAAG